CTTCGTGGAACCAGTCGATGATTCCCGCTGATGCCTCTATAGAGGCTGATCTGAGCGTCGTCGCCCGAAGCTGCACCGGACACTGCGTAGCCAATGGCCACGCGCGCGCTCTTCGTGACGGCCTGACCTGCGGTGCCGACTTCGACCTCGGCGAAAGCGGCGATGGTGCCGGCGGCCTTGATCGGGACGATCACGCCATTTCCGCGCTTGACACCAACGAGCTGGCCGGTGACGGCATCCCACTTGGCAACGCCGAAGATGCGTCCCGCCGCGGTCGCCGGGGCTACCGAGAGGTTTCCACCGCTGACTGAAGTGTTCAGTGCAGGACCGGCTTGGCGGTTAGCGGAGATCATCACGCACCGCTTGCCGATGACATCCGCTGTCACGTAGGCGGTGATGTCGGTCCCCGGGTCGTAAAACGGCGTCAGTTCGTTCTGCTTTGCGATGGCCACGACTAGGCCTCCTGTCCTGCGTAGATGGCAGCGATTCGCTTCCGCTCAGCAGGCGTCAGCGCTGAATCGTCGTATGAGTCGTCTGCCTGGTTCTCGACGTCGCCGCCGTGACCAAGCTCCTCGACCGGTACGACGTTCTCGGCGAGCTTGTTGATGAGCTTGCGAGCAGCCGCGGGGTTGGAGTCGTACAGCTCTTCGTAGTCCTTGCGCTGCGAAGCCCCGAACTTGCCCTTGTTCAAAGCGTTGGTGATGAAGGCATCGCGTTCGCGCTTCGCCTCCTTGGCGAGCAGCGTGTCGACCTGGCCGAGCTTGGCCTTCATGTCCTCAAACGAGGCCTTGTCAACGAGCACCGTGCCATCTGGCACTTCCGCCGTCGACGCCTCGTCCTCGTCGGTCTCTTCGCCTTCGTCCTCGTCGGATTCCTCGGTGTCGTCCTCTTCGGATTCGTCCGGCTCGTCTTCAGGGTCTGGCGTACCTTCGCCGCCCTCTGCGTTGGCCTCGATCTGTGCAAGCTCTGCGAGGCGATCGGAGATTTGCTCATCCGTCGCGTCCTCAGGAAGACCGATGACTTCCAATTGCTCAGGGGTCATTCCGTCCTCCGGCTTTGCGACCTTGTTTGCCGGAACGCTAGCGCGCCGTGAACGTTTGGTGGCGGAACGCATTTGCGGTGCAGGTGCGTGAGAACGAGCGGCGTGCGCATAGATCGTCAAGTCGAAGCGGTTCTTGACGTCTTCGGCGTCTTCTTTCAGCTCGATGATCTCGTCGGCAAGTCCCGCATCGACAGCCTCTTGTGCGGAGAACCATGCTTCACCGCTCATCGTCTCGCGCCACTCGGCCCGCGTGCCTCCTGCCCTGTCGGCATAGACCGCTGCGATGTCCGACGACAACTGATCAAGGACATCGGCAACTTCTCGCATCTCCGCTGCGTTTCCCCACACGATCGTGCTCGCGTCATGGACCATCAGCTCAGAGCCGCGATTCATCGTGATCTTGTCACCGGCCATCGCCACGATCGAAGCGGCCGACGCTGCAAGGCCGTCGACCACAACTTCGATGCGCGCATCGTGATCTCGTAGGGCGTTGTAAATAGTCAGGCCATCGAATGCCGCACCGCCTGGAGAATTGATGTGCAGCTCGATTGTCGACACTTTGATGGCGCGAAGATCCTTGATGAATTCGGTGGTCGAAATGCCGACGTCCCACCATGGGTCATAACCGATCTCGTCAAACAGGTCGACCACCGCGCGGTCTTCCTTCTTGTTCTTGATGCGGTACCAATCGCGCTTGTCGTTGTGCAGGACTGGCTTAATGCGGTTACGGGGGTCTTTCACGTCCTCAACTCCTGCTCGAACGAACCGCACAAACGGTAGGCGATCTCACACCGACGCTGGGGTTTCGTTCGGAGCGACCCAAACCAACGTGCCTCGACAGCGCAGGCCGCCGAGGCACTCCCAGTAACCACCGGACGGATAGGACTCTGTCGCAGCTTCAATCGACTCAAACTCGGTTCCATCAACTGATTTGCATGGCAGACATGTGACTCCGTCGAGCAGCTCACTCGCATATAGCGCTCCGCCCTCCGGCGCTCCATCGAACACCGTGCGACGCGCCGAGTTCTGAGCCTGCATGAGCACGCCACCGAGCTGGTCTTGCAGGTACGAGTCGCTCAATCCTTCGAGGTGCTCCCGAACACGGGCTGCGACTTCCTCGTAGGCCAGGCCGGTGCCCGCGATAGTGATCGCTTTCTGCGACGCCGCCTGGCTAATCGATCCCGCCATCACGATCGACTGTGCGCTAGCCCGAGTGACAATCTCGTCGGCCACCAGTGCGGTGTCGAACGGGTCAAGATCGACGCCCTGTGCGGCCGCCTCCGCTACTGCTTCGGCTCCGGCGGTCTCGGCCAAGGCGAACATCGCGCCGCTCATCAGCTGTTCGCCGATTACTGGCGCATCGAGAGAGGCAAGTTGATCAAGGGTTTCAGCTTCTTCGATCGCTTGCACCAGCGCATCGATGTGCGCCGTCTTCACCTGCGTCTTCCAGTCGTCGACCAGAGTCGCTTGCCGCGTCGTCCACGCCTGCTCCATTCCGTCCCAGTCGACAGATGCCTTCACCTCGTGCGGCAAGGGATTGCGGCGGAGAGTTCGGCCACCGACAGTCATTGCCGCTTCAGGCTGAATCGTCGCCTTCGCTTTGATGCGATTGCGCGCAGCCGGCCGGATCGGCGTGATCTTGTCGCCGTCATCGGTCTCGTCGTTCTGATCTTCCCCAGACTTCTCGGGCAGATCACCCTCGGCGCGGATGTAGGCCTCGAGCTCCGGATCCGTTGTCAGTGCGCCGGCATCGATCAGTGCCTTCAAGTCGGCAACGGAGTAGCGCTTGTCGATATCATCAGGATGTGCATCGGCTGCCGCGATCGCGATGCCGGTAGCGAATAGAGCCAAGCCCGCGATGAAGATGCAGGCCTGTACCGGCATGGGTAGCGGAGGTCGGCGACGAAGGTGTGCGCCCCTCATTGCTCGCTCCGTGTGTATTCAAGATCAACCAGGGCAGCGAGCCGCTGGATCGCTTCCGTCAGCTCTCGCTGTGCTTCGGGGGTGCGGTCCGATTTAGGAGTAAGACCGCCGTTGAATGCACTCGCCGCCATGACCACAAGACGAAGATCGTTCTTCTGGATGAGGACAGTGAGCTCACTCATCGCTCCACACCTCTGATCAGCTCGACATGCGCCAGCTCGATGTCCTCGGCGTGGGCGTACACCCAGTCGTTGACGCGATCATCGAAGAGATCCAAGTTCTCCGAGTCGATGTTGCCCTCCAGCTCTGTCTCGTACGCTTCGCCAGCACGGAGGAGGTCGCTCAAAAGCGTCTTTGCGGCCCGCTTGTTATCCGGCGTCAGTCGCGCTCCGAGATGCAGATCCATCGCTTCATGATCAATTCCGGCACTCTCGTCGACAAGTCGGTACTTGTAGATCGCGCGGGCGTCCTCATCGATGCCGGCCAGTTCCAGCTCGACCGCGCCTGTCTCACCGATCTTGAACTCGAATCGTTCTTCTGTTGTGAGGTGCTGGTCCCAACGGAGGGTGCGCGCGGACTCTTCGCCCGTGACTTGGTTCGTCACCTCAGCGATCACCGTGTTGTGCGGAATCACATGATCGACTTTCGTGATCTTGCTGACGGCGTGGCGCTCGACGAGCAGTTGATCTTGATGGAGCATGCGGGCAGGCGTCGATCTCACTCTTCCCATCCCGCTTCACATGGGCAGTCATCAACATCGCATCGGCCCCACCCATGTTGTGCTTCTTCATGGTCACAAGTGCAGGGGCCTATGAAGTAGGTGTGCTCCTCCCATTCCTCATCGTCTGCGACATCGTCGGCTTCGTCGCTCATCGTTCGTTCTCCGCCGCCGACTCTGTCGATTCCGGTGAGCTGGCCTCAAAGGTCAAGGTGAACTCGTCATCGCCACACCAGTTCTCAAGTCGCTTAGACGCCTCGTCGAACAGGCGTCGTTGGGCGTACGCGAACTCTTTAAGGTTGCGGCGGCCGCAGAGGTGTAGCGCGTGCTCCTTCGAAAACGACCACTCGGAACACCCGTCAAACTTGATCATTCCGGAAACGAGCACTTGAGCGTCACTTGGATCACTCGTTGTGTCCGCGGACGACTTCGCGCCCTTCTGCACATAAATGACCGGGCCGTTTAGGTCTCCCTCGAAGCCGTACATCTCAAGAACCTCGAAATCCATGACGAACGACGTCGACACCTCGATGCGAGCCACGTGCATGATGTCCCGCCAAACGACGAGCTGCTCGGTCTCACTCATGAAGGTTCTCCGCCGACGAACGTTGATTCGGTGAGCCATCTGACGTATGTGTCGAGGGCGGAGAAGGGTGCGAATCCAAGAGATCATCAACCCGTACCCAGATAGGCGAGTACGGCTTGAGTCTGTCGGCCTTAGAGCGCAGCTCTCTAAGGAGTTGGAGAACCGCTGATTCAGTCGGGTCACTGACCTCAATGAATTCCTTCAACACCGCCAGCGGTAGCCGCAGCTCATCACCCAGATTCGGATCGTCATCTGCGCTGTAGACGATCACTATCGGATCATCTGCAGAGGGAACCTTGCCGTCGCTCGGTCCACAGAGCTGTAGTTCGATGCGCGTCGGTATGCCGTGGTCGGGATCACCGTTCAGAACATCAATTTGCTGTCGCCACAAGATCGGCCTCACTTCTTTCCGCCCTTCTTGAAGTTCGGGGAGACCACCGTTGTCTTCGCCATGGCTCGCAAATCACGCTGTAGTCCCTTGATCACGTAGCCAACAAGGAGCGCGTGATTAGACGGTTCGCCCTTCCACTTGGCGACCGCAACGGCTTCCTTCTTCCGTCGTTCCATGTCGGGAATGCGGAGAGGCCAGGGTGGATCACGACGCTCAGTCGTCGGCATAGATCGCCTCGCCTGGGCGTAGTCCGTGATCGCTATCGAAGACCAGCGATGTAGCCCAGCCTGCCTTCACAAAGGCAGTCGCCTGCTCGATCGTCAATGGTGACGATGCTCCCCACGTGTAAGCCGGAGACGCCATCCATCCCGCTAATTCCTCGCCTGTCGCAAAGACGGGAGAGATCGGCGAGCCTTCGCTGACCGTCTCCCATAGCTGCCAGCCCTCACCTTCGGGTGGGCCAGTGCTTCTCCAGCTCTCGGCTTCGTCTCGCTGCCCCGCGTATCTCTCGATACTGGCGTGACCGCAGCACCGCTGACAGATTCCCCAGACGTCTGGATCAAGACCAGCGGCAGCGATGATCTTGTTCGCCGTGCTCCAGCGATCGCACGCATCATGGCCGAAGACGCTGCCTTCACGGCCAGCCAGACCCGTTCCCAGTTCACGTATATCGGCGCTCGGTCGAATGGCTCGGAAGGCCGTCGGCCGGTCACGCTCGTTGCCGTATGGCTTTGGCAGGCTCTCGAAATACGGGTGCATCTCTCGACCCCGCTCCTGATCCCTTACGTCGTCATCAAGCATCAGCAAAAGATCAGCCATCTGCTCAACCCATGCTCTGGCCGGTGTTAAGCCATGGCAGCAATCGGGACAAGGGTCCTCGTGAAACCGTTCCGGCAGAAGAAATCCCTGCCAGACCTTATCTAGCGGCCAATCGAAGTCCAGCGGTACTCGTTTGATTTCTCGTCCCATACGCCAGCGACATTAGCCGCTGGTATTACCGCCGGTATTACCAAACCCGTAGGTAATTCGACTCATTCCCAGAAAGCAGAAATCCCGCTCGGACGGGCCGAAACGGGATTTCCTTCACGGACTTCACGCACCGAAGGGAAAACCCCTTTCATCGAAACACATGGACCGCGCGCGGGGATGCTCCAGGGATTCGGCACCGGTGCAGGCAAAGACGAAAAGAAGCCGGGCGAAGCCCGTCCGTTCTTCCCTTTCGGGTCTCCCCCATTCCGATGCGCCCCGAAGGGGCTTCCGGCTCGGAGCGGTGCGTTAATGGGGCTGATGCTCAAGCGCTGAGTGCAGAGTCAGCCTCCGCGCAGAAGGATTTACGCAACAAAGGGTTGGTGTGTTCAAACGAACTCACCAAGCGATGCGCTGGCTCACCATCCGCCTGCGGCGGCGCCAGCACCCCCGTCAGGTGGTACCTGGGGCGGCAGCGGGCGATCTTGATCACTTTGGCGATACGGCCCATCCGACCCAGAGTGGCCTCGAACGCGATAACACCCCGGCCGACTGCAAATCTCGTAGGGCCGCCCCTCCTTGTCCTGTTTGACCTGCCAGTCGTGGCGTCCGAGCACACAGAGCAGATTTCTCATGGACCGCTCGCTTTCAAGGGCAGCATGGCAATACCGCCGATATCTGTTTGCTCAGTATCCACGGACGGATTACGCCATCGCCAACGGGCGGACGGATTACGCACAGGCGGTAGGTTCAGCAGGAGACTCCAGCTAGGTCCAGGTCTTTAGCCGCCATCTAGCTGGAGCCTCTCCCCCTGCGGTCGACCCCCAGATCTAGTCACGCGCTGAATCGCCGAAAAGTCCAGGTCTTGAAGCGATTTATCTCACGTCCGTGCAATTTTCCGTAACTCTTCCGGTCTGGCATGGCGCGCTTCCCCTTCACTCGAAACCGTGTTCGAATTGTGTATGGATCTCGACCCGAGTCAGTACGGCGAAGCTGATCGTCGTGCGGTCGATCCACCGATTCCGGTGGAGTCAGCCACGTGGTCTCCAGGCGGCACGCTCGATTGGTGGGTGAAAGAACACAGGCCGCGCGTTGAGTGGTACGGACGGGTACGCGGGCCAGATGGAAAGCAGCAGTGGGTCAGGGCTGTTGATCTTCGTCCGGCCAAAGAGGGCAAATGACCGTGAATTAAGTCCGGTTGCTGCTGCGCTCAATGATCTCGTCGATCACTAGGGCCAGACCGATGCCAACCAGCCAGATGTCCTTCGCGATAACGATTCCCTGCTCGGTAGGCCGAAGAGAGCCTTCCTGCCGAAGACCCGGTGTCCGCAGGTACAGCCCGAGCGTTCCCAGCGCGAAGGCGGTCAGTGCAGCGCCCGCAAGCCCCGGTGGGATCACTGGCAGCACTAAGGCCACACCGATGGCGGTCTCCCCCGCAGACAACAAGCGGGTGAACCGTCGAGCGTCGAGCTTGCCCAGGAACGGATAAGTTCCTGTGGCAAAGCCGTGAAGTTGTGCGGCGGTTGCCTCATCAGCGACGGCCTTGGACAGCCCTGAGTTGAGGAAGTACAGACCGGTAAGCAATCGGGGCGGCAGCTGCCATGCCTCCACGCGTACCTTCATCAAGCGCCTCCCGACAGTATGCCCAAGCAGCCCGATCCTACGCGGGGCGATTAAGGCCCAGTCAGGCGGCGTCACTCCCCGGACCCTGGCTTTACCACGCCTTCGTCATCAGATCCCCGGTAATGCTTCCGCCGGCGTGACTCTCCACATTCAACGGCGCAGCGTTGGCCCTGCCAGCGAACGCTATGGCCATCGCGTCAGCTCTATCGGGTGACGGCAAGCCTCGCTTGCGCATGTCGTCCTTCGATTCGATCTTGATCCGGCCACGGGAATCGATGCCCCACTTGATCGACCCGAGCTGAGCGGCGAGCTTGTCGTCATCAGGATCAATATCAACTTCGCCCTGCTCGAACCGCTCCCGCAATGTCCAGTAGTCCTCCGCTCGAGCATTGACGAACCGCTCCTTATCGATCGGCGCTTCTCCACCGTTGTAGGGCACGACTGGAAGATCGAGCTCGGCCAGGCGGTCCACCACACCGCCGCCAACGCCGGGAACGTCGACGATCGCCCGTACCCAGTCGTTCTTGCCCGCTTCGTCATCGATGTCCCTCATGGCCTTGGCGATGTGACCTGCCGTCGTCATGGTGTCGTCCTTGTGGTGTGCGCGGTAAGTCCGGATCCAGCCACCCTCACGACGCATGATCACGGTCTCGTCCTCACCGAAGCGGGCGATGTCCGCCGCGATGATCGGGCGGCGCGTTCGTTCGAGGGTGCGCTTCTGTGCCGCCTCGATCCACCTGGGCAAGATCAGAGAGTCGTCGGAGATGTCCGGGAACTCGCCGAGAACCTTCGATTGGTAGATCGGGCTCGTGACGCCCCAGCGGAGTTTGCGTTCCTCCACCCATTCCGGTGAGACGAGCAGTGGCAGTAGCTCCTCGGGGACCTTCTCTCCGGTGTACGCCGGGGTGTCGAAAGCCGACACGGTGATGACGTGCCATCCCGAACCGGGTTTGCAAATCTGAGCAAAGTGACTGGCGGGGTCGTCTGGGTTCCCAATAGCAAGCACCCGGGCGTTCTGGTTGGTGGCCAACGAATCCACGGCATCGAAGATCGACTTCGGCACTCCGCACGCTTCATCCACCAGAACAAATGGATGGAGAGCGTGGATGCCCTGGAAGGCTGCCTGATCGGTGTCAGCCGGCTTGCGGCCGTAGGCAACTAGCTCCTTACCACCCGGGCCGGTGTACCACTCGTCGTCGAGCGTGATCCGGCCGTCGAGTTTGGCCTTCCGATGCGCCTGACCGAGGTAGCGCCACAAGATGGCATGAACTTGCTTAGTGGTCGGCGCAGTCGTGGTCGCAAACGGATCGCTCTGCGTGTCAAGGTGCCAGGCCACGATGCGCGAGGCGACGTGGCTTTTCCCGGTGTCGTGGGCCGACTTCACGGCCACGTAGCGATGTTCGACCAGAGCCTCGGCGATCTCGCGCTGTTTGCTCCAGAGAAACTCACCAAGCCGATCGCTCACCCATCCCACCGGATCCCGGACGTACGGGTTCTCTGGAGGGTCGAGCAGATCAGCGAATGTCTGCCAGGCGAGGGTGGGGACAGAGGTCACGTACTACACAGTCTGACCTGCGGTTCGCTGCGAGGATGTCCTCCATGACCGGCGACGACACCGCAGATATGGACAGCGAGGACGAAGAACGCGTCCAAATCGCCACAATTCTTGACGCGCTGGAAAGGGATCACGAAGCGCTTGACCGCTTCGTGGGTCTCATTGAAAAGCTTGGTGGGCCAACGTGGATGCGGTTTCAACGGCCCGGTTCCATTGGTGCCGCGATCCCGCATTTTCCGCTCTTCATAACGCTTGGCGACTGGGGCAATCCGACCCTTACGGCGGCAGCTACGGCTCTGACTGACCTTGTATCCCATGACGTTCCGTTCGCCGTCGCCGCTGGCGTTATTGCGGAATTGGCAAGCCGATTCAGGTATCTGCATAGGTATGAGTTGGCAGTGTTTGACGTGTTAGGTCGCCTCGCGCAAGGAGGCAGCATCTACAAGGTCTGGATCGAAGAATTCGATCTACTCAGGGGCATAGCAACCGAGCTACCTGATCTTTACGCTGACGATTGCTCGCGTCTGATCGCCAACATGAAGAGCCGAGGTCTACTCGAAGAAGGCGCGGGGAAATGGCGAGCTGTGTTCTGATCAAGCGTTAGGCGTAGTTGTCAGTTCTCTCGCCTGCCTAGCCAAAGCAGCCTTGAACGCCGAGGCCTGTTCCGGCGAAAGATCAACTTCTCGCAGCGCCGCTTGAACCATCTCCACCATCAACTGGCCTTGTCGTTCGGCCACTCGTACGGTGCGCTCGGCCAGGCCGGCGGCGACCGCCTTGGTGGCGAAGTTCGCGCAACGTTCCCGCTCCTTCGCTTCAAGATCGGCAAGTCCTCTGATCGCTTCGCCGGTCACATAGACGCCGACATCTTTTGCAGCGCCGTATGTGTTGCCGACAAGGGCAGCAACGCCGCCAGTGTTGAAGATGCGATCAAGATCTTCACGCGCCGTCTTCGCCATCTCTTTGCTGTCGTCGATCTCAAGTGCGCCCGCGTCGAAGGATCGCTTCAGACGTTCTGCAGCTTCGTATGCCTCTTCGAGCAACAGGGCGTAACGCTCAGCTCGGGCGGCTGACTGGGTGACGAGGCGGAGCAGGGTCTCGCCTGGATCGACAGTCGTGTCACCCAGCCCCCAGTTGAAAACCTCCGCTCGTACGGCGGCTTTCGAAGCGACGTGTGGACTCGCGCCACCGTGAAATCGGCACACCGCCCCACCAGGGATTGCCTTGTTTTTGCACTGCTTGCCAGTACGAGATGTTGCCCTGCACTGGACGACTGGAACACTCATGGGCTGATCACCGGTTCATGGACTTTGAGAAGCCCGGCATCGTCCCTGCGAATCAGCTCCTGGCCACGGTCGTAGATGTCGTCCCAGCGTGTGCAGCTGCAAATGCCGAAGAGATGACCGATCGTGACTGCCATGTCGCAGCCGCGGTGAACAGGAAAGTTTCCACCCGGGCCGTTCTCCGTGATCAACGGACGGATGAAGCCTTGATCACCCCGATGGATGGGACGGTCGCAGAGGTAACACACCACGCCGACCGGTGTTGGTGCTGACCGCGCAAAGTCAAGGATCGGCGCATCCCATCGCTGACCGAAGAAGACCGTCATTCGGTCGTGTGCCAATGCTCACCAGCCATGATCACCACAGATTAGTGATCACATGACTGTTGCTGATCAGTCCTCCGGGGCCGAAGAGTCTTTGGGTTGATCGGTCGGTCTTTTGCGTCCAAATTGTGCAGATCTCTGGGATGTCTGACCTGGTGGCCGCTCGATTAGCTTCTCAACAAGAAGCGACCTAACCCGGCCCAGGCGTTCCCCACTGGACACCGGCCCAGGCTCCGAAACAGTTGGCTCCTCCGCACTCTGCGGCGTAATTGGACTGTCAATATCTGACTCATCACTGGAAGGCCGTTGTTTCGAGCGGGAACCGAGGGGCTGACTGCTGACGCTGCCCGTACCCGGGGGACGATCGACCCGACCTGTACCGAACTCCGACGACATCGACTTCTCACGCTCCTCGCTGGTGCTGGAACTGCGTGTGTGGACTCAATTGTCCGGATCACCCAAGCATGGGATAGCTGCTACTCGACATCGTGGTCGGCGCTTGAAATTCCGAGATGCCGCTCGATGCGCTCGACCCGCCGGAGTAGTTCTTGGAACAGCTCACTGTCGGTTTGAGTCCGTGACCGGGAAGCGACGGATTCAAGATCACGAGCGACGTCCTCCGTGGTGATCCCAGCTGAGCTGTCAGCAACCTCGGACAGATCGCCGGCCGTTCGTGTCGGCTTACGGATGACGTCAGAAAGCGTCCCGTTGTCGATCTCCGGATCCTCGTCCTCTGGAATCGGGTCTGCTGGCATCGACCACTCACGCTCCTCGCATCACTCGTCCAGAACAACCCTCGCAGCGCGAAGAAAAGTTCCTGTAAATGCCGGGTTACGACTCATCGATCACGAGCTCGGCGTTGGGAAACAGCTCCGCCGCCTTCTTGATCGCGTAGCTCTTACGCCGGTAGCCCTCGCCTGAATCCGCGATCACTTCGCCATTGTCGGAACGGAGCGACCACCGGTAGTCCCGATCCTTGCTGCGGTAAACGATGACTTTCATTGGCTGAAACTGTGCCACTCGGAGTCATCGGCGGGAGTGACCTGCTCTGACCGGCTCTCAGCCCACGGATCTGGGATGCCGAGACGATCGGCGAGCTTTGGATCAGTGAGGCACATGATGCAGAGCTGGCAGGCGTTGATCATGGGCAGGTCGATGTCGAACTGGTAGGTCTCGACGTCTTGGTCTGTTCCGCAGCCTTGGCAGGTCACTTGAGCTTGGACACTCGTACCCAGTCGATGAGCATCTCAGTATCGGGTCCAGTACGACCGTCGCTCGATACGTCGAGCTGGATGCCCAAACGGTGCGGGTGCTGGGAGATGACGTTGCTTTGGGTGAGCTGCTTGACGACGTTGCCGTCGAGGCGGAAGACCACGCCCACCTGAGAAAGCTCGCAGGAGTAGATGTGCCACTGGCTCAGGACGCCGTCAAAGTGATGCGGGCCGGTCTGAGTGTTGGTCTGCCCGTAGTGGACATTGCAGGCCCCGCCGTTACGTTCTGAGCCGGTCTCTACGAGGTCGTATTCAATCCAGCTCGGCCACGTCGCTTTCCCTGCTGCGTCCCGCTCGGGAGTGGGCCAAACAAGAATGCAGGGCAGCGTGCCGGCGCCCTTGGGGAACTTGGCCCGGACCTCCCGCGAGGGTGAGTGCCCGAGGTTGGCGCTTCGGCTGCGCGATACGCGCCGCGTCCCTCACCGGATTCGACATGAGCGCACCGTGGCGAGTTGCCAGTCCGCACAAGCCCGAAACGATCGATCTGCACGTCTTGGCCGCCGCTGGCCCATGCCTCGCGGCCATCAGTCGCAGATGCCGGTCGACGATCCCCGGCGTCAGCTCCCGCACGCGAAGGCCGCCGAGAACGGGAAGGATCTGCCGGTCCAGGCGATAGCGATACTGCTGGAGCGTGGTGATCGAGCGGTCCTGCTCCGACAAGTACCGGAACCACACTTCGGCGAGGACGCTAACCCGGGTCTCGGATGTGATCTCGGCATCCCCTTCGTTCCGAGAACGATCACGAATCGCAACCTGTAACGATCGTTCAGCAGCGCCCCTCGTCTTGCCCCAGCGCTCTATATCTCGGACCTCGCCGTCGTAGTCTCGATACAGGGTCCTTGCTTTCCAGCCCGCAGCGATTCGATACGTCCGCACTGCTCCCGCTGTACCAAGCGGAAGGCCTGGCCTTCCCATAACGCGAGGGTACGGAAAGCCCCAGGAAACCCCCAGTTAACGATGCTGAATAACGACTATCAACGGAACTCTCAAAAGTTGAGAGCTGGTGCTCCTGCCCTTGTCAGAGGCACTAATGACAGACAATGCGCAACGTTGACCAGTGCCCGGCGATACACAGCAGGTTGGGAGTTCGAGTCTCCCCGTCAGCTCTCCCTCGCCAGCTCTCTGACCAGGGCAAACGGGCCTCCCGCCCGTCTCTGGGCCAGTCGTCGTCGTCGTAGGCGTCCCGGACGCCTG